CTCTTCAATATTTACATAATCACCGTCTGATATGAATTGCTGAGCCTGAGTATATGCGTTTGGATTGTGCTGATCAGACACACACTTTATTCTTATTACTGCACCAGTATTTATTGGTGTATCAGAAGTCTCAGATAATCCAACAGTTATTCCAACTGACTTCACTTTATCTGCCCAATAATCAACATTATTAAGCCATGGCCCTCCATCGTAATAATTGCCAACAAATATACCTCCCCTACAATTTACAACCCACCTGTCTCCAACAGTTAATAATTGAGATGTATCGAATTGTATATAAAAGCTTAGGACTCCAAATATTGTTATAGGAATACTTCCTGGAACAATAGAAAAATACTCCCAATTACTATTAGATAAATTCCTATCTGTGCTAACTCTAAATTGAGTTTGGCTATATATCTCTATATATACCCTTCTATCCCAAGAACCAAGGTATTGGTTACTCACCAATGTCATAGCACTTGGGTCTCCATCGCCATAATGTATTGGCGACTCAACAATCCCAGATCCGTCTATACTTCCTGTTGATGTTGGATTTGGTAATACCCTATAGTAATTAGAAGAGTTGATATTTATCGCTGTTACATTAGAAGATGGAAAGTCATTTGAATCATTGACCTTTATCTTCATATATACACCTGATAATTCAGTAATATTGTTATTAGATAAGAATCCCGACTGCTTAACATCTACCGATATAACTTTGTATTTATTTTGAGAAGGCTCAGATATTATGTCTGTATTTTTAGCAATTATATAATCACCAGGTTTTACTTTGTCTACATCAAACTCATTAAGCAAGAAATATCTATAAACTCCATCTACATAATAAAGTACTGGAAATATATTATATGATTTACCCTTTGACTCCTTAACTGCAATCCTATAGTGAGTAGCCCAGCATGGTGCCTGATGGTTGATAGTCATTACTATCTGATTGGCGTTCACACTTGCAGATGCCGGAACATAAATAGAGTTCGTATCGCACGTCAGAGCTGTAGTCATTCGGCCATACTCGTCTGTATAAAGCAATGCAAACTCATAATCTCTGTCAGAGCGCCATGTAGACAGTGGTGCATTAACGGTTGGCTCCTCAGCAGGAGTTTTTATCTTTAGCGTATAGTCGATCGATATCTCGTCACCGTCACACTCTGTTATATCTCTGAACTGTACATAGTTACCATAAGCAAGTCTGTTGCCAATAACGTCCTGAGCCTTAGCAAGTAGAGGAACATTGTCAAACAGTCGTGTAACCTGATCTGTAGGAAGAGCTGCCAATACTTTGTTGTTTCGGAAAGTAACCGTTGCCGAGTCACCTGTCAGTGCAAAGCCCTGTAGCTCGTCCTTGTAATACGTGTCTACAATACCAACATTAATACTACGTGTGTCTCTTACAACCAACTGAATGGCTTCCACAAACTCATTTCCTGTCTCAAATGATACCTTTACTGAGTTAAAGGTATTGGTCATTGATTTATTGTTTCCTGCTCCATACTCAATCTCGTAAGCATCCGGATGGAATGCCACTGCTGAGAACGGAGAAAGAGAGCTGTACTGATTGTCAATATAAAGATATCTGTATGCGAAATACAGGAACTTCTCCTCCATGTTATTCGCTTCCTCACTCTCGTCATTGACAAGCTCAATGTGAGGAGCATATAACGGCGGCTCAAGAATTACGTCAATGTCGTAGTCAATGCGTGGATCGTCAATAGCATATCCACTTGTACCGTTCAAGTCAGATATACATCTACCGATGTTTATTCTGCGAGGAGGGTTGTAGTCGTCTGTCCAATAAAGGAATGTATTTCCGTTTGGGCCAAGTATGTGATTGACTCCTGTTATGCAGTACTCCTTTCTGAAGTTAAGTTTAGATGGAGTTGATGGAGTTGCCTTCATTGACTGAAGAACTCTTCTGTTTTCTCCAGTTGTATCATCATACTCATATATTCCGTCAAACTCATCTGAAGCCACAAAGTAATATATCTTGTTTCCTGCCTCATAAGCCACAGCTCCTATACATCTCGCATTAGGACTAACAGAAGACCCAGCAATATCGCTTATCAACTTATCTTCAAAGTCTGCAAGCGTATTCCCCAAAGAGTTCTGAGCAGCACCAACATTTGATCCCTCAGATGTCTCAACAGTTATGTTCTGTGCATCCCTGTACTGACCTTGAGGCACTAAGCGCTCGTCAAGGTCTTTGTTCATTTTACCCTGTATGAATGTATTCTTCAGGTCTGCCATTACTTCAATGTTTTATCCTTGCCTCTCATTACCATCAACAACCTACCTGCATTGATGTTGCTAAGTCTTATCTTCAGATTTCTCAAAAGCGCTGACTGCTTCTCTCTCGCTCGTCGCACAATGTATTCCTGCACTCCAACCTTGTCGTCAAGAATAGCCCAACGAATGTAAGCATAGATCCACTTCTCAGCCAACTTATGTACATACGTCTCTGAGTCACCGCCATACAGTCCGTCTGAGATGTACTCAAGCACCACGCGCTGACCTGAGATATTTGAGTCGAAGTCTATGACTCCGGATTTTTTGTTGATTCTGAAGGACGGATTGGAATTCGCTCTGTCTGTCTCAAGTCCATAATAACCACCACGGGCGTATCCGAAGTACCAAACATCATCAACACACCAGCCGGAACAACCGTTATAGATACCGGGGCCATAGTATATAGACTGGTCAAGACGTGAGGTATCGAGTTGGGATGTAGTCGTAAGCACATTACCATTGATGTCGAATTGAAGGTCTCCGTTTGTGTCTTGGTCATAAGCTGTTGCAGATATAGCCTGCAAGTTCTCGTACATAGTGAACAACTGCCCGTTCACCTCAAGTGACAAACGAACGTAGTTTACACAGTCATGTGGAATAATCATCTTTAAGTCGTCCTGAACGATATACTCAAACACCCTTGGCTCTCTCGCTGCGTCGTAGTTGTATTCCTTAATAGCCTCCTTAGCGTAGAACAGAACTTTATGACGCGGAACATTATTTACAAGCGTATCGTTGCCGTTATTGATCAGCATGAAGTTATTTACAACCTCTGAAAGCGACACGAACTGATAACTCCCCCAATTCTCGTCGTTCTGATAGTATGTTTGTTCGGTCATCTATTATGCCTTTTGTTGAATATCTGTAGCCTCGTCTCCCTGCATTAATTGAACTACCTCAGCCTCTCGAATAGATACACCTGCGTACTTACAGATAAGCGTAACGAGACGCGGTGAGTCACTAATAGGCAGCTCAAAGTCTTGGTAATCAGCCTGAGATGGATTAAATAATGGCTCTCCTCCTGATAGTGTTTGATACGTCCACTTTGGATCTCTTGGATACCTAATGTACGTCATAGTAACATTCGACACTATTGTTGTTGGATATACCTGAATACCAGTATCTCCCTCAGTACCATGCTCGTCAAGAACATATGCAGGATATTCTGTAGTAGGAGCAATAAGACTTGAGTTAAGAAGGTACCTTACCTTGTGTGGCGGTACTTTCTCTATAGGTGTAGTGTTGTTGTAAAGTAACTCGATAACCTTATATGCCTTTGGTTCGTTTGGATTCGATGGGTTGTCTCCTGGCATATAGAACTTGTCAGGAGTCGCATCATATACAAGCACATCTGTTATCAAGAACCTATCAAGAACTTCATGCAGTAACTCCGGAATGTCAGCATATCCGCTTCCATGAAGCCTGCCGTTCTGCTTTGCGACAGCCATGCTGTAGTCGTACATATACTGACCGTGAAGCTCAAGTTGTGCCTGTCGTGCAAACAGATTGAACTCCTCTGGCGTGATGTACCCACGGTTGTCCTTACTGACGATCGACAGGACGGTATTTCGGATGGTATTGATCATAGTGCAAAGATAAGAAAAAAGGGTCAACGTTATGTCGACCCTCTTTCTTAGGACTTAGTCACAGTATTTACGAGAATACTCCCGTAACAACAGTCACTTCAGGAACAAGGCTTGTTACCACATTAGGGTATGTCTTTCCTGAGTGGATCTTATCAAGAACATCATTGATAGTGTCAACAACATACTCAACATTAGCATCAGTCGTGTGAGTTAATGTCAATGTGTCTACAGCAGCCTGAGCATGGT